GTCAGGAATCTCTCCCGGGACGCGGTTAGTCCCGGGACAGCCGACAACAGCCATCAGCAAACATGCACGTCATTCCAGCAAACTTTGGAGGCCCGATGCGGCGTGAATGCGCGGTATGCGGGCAGCCGTTCGAGGCGCAACGCCCGCAGGCGAAATACTGCGGCGAGACGTGCCGCAAGCGTGCGCAGCGCGGCGGCATCGCGAAGCAGAAACAGCAGCAGACAGCACCGGCGCCGGCTGCGTCGGCCGCGCCGAGCGGCGGCGGGCTGATCGAAACGGTGCAGGCCGCCCTCGAACAGGCCGACCGGTTGAACACCATCGCCGGACAGCACGCGCTCGAGCTCGCGCGCCGGATCGTCTACGCGCCCGGGATGAACACCGGCGTCGCGGCGCTGTCCAAGCAGCTGCAGGCCGTGCTCGCCGAGGCACTCGCCGGCACCGCGCCGGTCGCTGCCGACCCGGTCGACGAACTCAAGGCCCGCCGCGACGCGAAACGGCGTAGGGGCGCGTGATGACTGCGCCCGCGATGGTCAAACCGGCCTACGCGAATTTCCCGGCGTGGACCGAGACGCTCGGCCCCGAGGTGGCCGATCTGTGCGAGATGGCCGGGTATGTGCCCGATCCCGAGCAGCGGCTCGCCCTCGACGCGCTGTTCGCCCTCGGCCCCGATGGTTTCCACCCGGCGATGTTCGAGTTCTGCGCCATCTGCGCTCGCCAGAACTTGAAGACGGGCGCGCTCAAGATGGCCGCGCTCGGTTGGATCTACGTCGTTGAGGTCGAGACGATCACGTGGTCGGCGCACGAGATGGACACCACGCGCGAGGCGTTCCGCGACCTGGTCAACCTGATCGAGAACTGCCCGCCGCTCGCGGCGCGGCTCGCGGATGGCCCGACGAACGGCATCCACCGCGGCAACGGCAACGAGATGATCGAGTTCGCGCCGTCCCAGGCGTGCCCGAACGGGCAGCGCATCAAGTTCAAGGCGCGCACCAGCAGCGGCGGCCGAGGATTGACCGGCGACAAGGTCATCCTCGATGAGGCGTTCGCGCTCAAGGACGACCACATCGGCTCGCTCATGCCGACGCTGTCGACCAGGCCCGAGGCGCAGATCGTCTACGGGTCGTCGGCGTGCCGGCCCGAGTCGGACGTGTTGCGCCGCATCGTGGCCCGTGGCCGCTCGACCGATCCGGCGCAGCGCAAGCGTCTCGGCTACCTAGAGTTCTGCGCGCCCGAGGGCGCGTGCGAGGACGACGATTGCCCGCACTACGTCGGCTATCCCGGGTGCGCGATGGACAAGCGCGAGTACATCCAGATGGCGAACCCGGCCGCCGGTCGCCGCATCACGTGGCAGTACCTCGAAGATGAGCGCGCCTCGATGTCGCCGGCCGAGTTCGGCCGCGAACGCCTCGGCTGGCACGACCAACCGGCCGTCGAGGACGGGCCGCTCATCACGCGCGATATGTGGGACGCCCTCGCCGACGCCGAGTCGGCGCCCACCGACCCGGTCGCGTTCGGTGTGTACGTCAACAAGATGCAGACCGCGGCGGCCATCGGTGTCGCCGGGTATCGCGAGGACGGGCTGATTCACGTTGGCATCGTCCCCGCGGTGCGCGACCGGCCCGAGTTGCACACGCTGCCCGGTACCGGGTGGATTCCCGAGCGCACCAAGGAACTCGCAGAGGCGTGGAAACCGTGCGCCACGGTCATCGACGGGTACTCGTCGGCGGCGTCGCAGCAGACCGCCATCGAAGAAAAAGGTGTCGAGGTCGTGACCACATCGGCGTCGGACATGGCAAAGGCGTGCAACAACTTCTATGCGTTCGTGCGCGACGGCAAGTTGCGCCACCAGGGCGGCCAACTGCTCGCAACCTCGGTGACCGCGGGCAAGCCGCGCGACCTCGCCGACTCGTGGGCGTGGGATCGCCGCGACAAAAACAGCGACATCACGCAGTTGGTGGCCGTGACCCTCGCGCTGCACGGCCTGCTCGAGCACGGTCGGCCGGCGCGATCCAAGTACGAGGATTCGGAGCTGTTCTTTGTTTAGACGACGCAACCCCGCGTTGAACCGGCAGGTTCTCGTGTCGCTGTTCTCGGGCAACGCGATCTCGGGCGTTCTGGTCGCCGATGTCGGCGGCCGACTCATCTTGAAAGGCTGCACCGTTCACGAACCGAGCGTCGAACCGGCAACCGCGGACGGCGAAATCGTGATCGACAAAGCAAATGTGGACTACATGCAGATTCCCTGAGAGGCGGTGTCGGTAAGTGGCTTTTGTCGCCTCGTCGGGAACCGTTCGCGGGTTGTCGCGCCCCAACATTCCAGCGCCGCAACGCATCGCGCTGTCGCCGTGGGTGTCGATGGAGTATTACGAGATTTGGCGCCGTCAGCCCGCGGTGCGGCGCGCGGTGTCGTTCCTGGCGCGCAACATCGCGCAACTCGGTCTGCACCTGTTCGAGCGCAAGGACGATGCCGACCGCAAGCGGTTGACCGACCACCCGCTCGCGCTGCTGCTGCAGCAGCCGAATCCGTGGACGACGCGGTATCGGTTCCTGAACACGTTGGTTCACGATTTCGCGATCTACGACGTCGCCTACTGGTGGAAGATCCGCACACCCGGCGGTGGCCGGCAGTTGGTCCACTTGCCGGTGCCGATGGTGACGCCGAAAGGCGACAACTGGCTCACGCCAGACGAGTTCGAGTTCCGAGGCACCAAGGGCACCCGCCGGATTCCCGCGAATCAAGTGCTGTATCTGCGCGGCTACGGCGGCCAGAACGACGCCGGCGTCTCGCCGCTGGAATCGCTGCGCCAAACGCTGCGCGAAGAGTGGACCGCCGGCGAGATGCGTGAGCAGATTATGCGCAACGGCGCTCGCGTGTCGGGCTACCTCGAACGGCCGCTCGCGGCCCCCGCGTGGTCGAAACAGGCGCGTGAGCGGTTCCGCGAGGGATGGCGGGCGCAGTACACCGGCAACGGACCCGGCGCGGGTGGCACGCCGATCCTCGAGGATGGCATGACGTTCAAGGCGGCCGCGCAGACGGCTCGCGAGTTGCAGTACATCGAGGGCCGCAAGCTGACCGATGAAGAGGTCACGCGGTCGTACTTCATCCCGCCGACGATGATCGGGTTGCTCGACAAGGCAACGTTCTCCAACATCACCGAGCAGCACAAGATGCTGTATCAGGACTGCCTCGGGCCGTGGCTGTCGATGATTCAAGACGAGATCAATCTGCAACTCGTGCCCGAGTTCGAGCCGGTCAATCCGCATCGGTTCTACGCCGAGTTCAACCTGCGCGAGAAGCTGACCGGTTCGTTCGAGGAACGCGCCGGGTCGATGCAAACCGCGATTGGCGGGCCGTGGATGACGGTCAACGAGGGCCGCGCACTGGACAATCGGCCGCCCATCGAGGGCGGCGACGAGCTGATTCGGCCGTTGAACGTCACGCAGAACGGCGACCAGAACCCGATCCCGGCCGAGCGTGGGCCGGCGACCATCGGCGGCCAGGACGACGATCCCGACGAGCCAGCCGACGACGACGGCGAGCAGGAGGATTGAAAGTGCTCACGAAGAACGCCATAACCAAGCTCAAGGTCGGCCCTGACGACGGCCTGGCTGAGGGGCAGTTCACCGCGTACGCAAGCGTGTTCGGCAACATCGACAGCTACGGCGATGTCGTGGTCAAGGGTGCGTTCGCCGACGACCTCGCCCGGTGGGAGAAGTCCGGCGATCCGATCCCGGTGCTGTTCGGGCACAACATGGCCGACCCCGACTACAACATCGGCCACGTCGTCGACGCCAAAGAGGATGACCACGGCCTGCTGGTCACGGTGCAGTTGGATCTCGAAAACCCCAAGGCCAAGCAGGTTTACCGGCTGCTCAAGGGTCGGCGCATCAATCAGATGTCGTTCGCCTACGACGTGATCGAGGGCGGCCCCGCGAGCCGCCCCAAGGCCGACAGCGACGCCGAACAGCCCGAGGCCGAGTATTTCTACGAGCTGCGCCAGCTCAAGATCTACGAGGTTTCCGTCGTCACGATTGGCGCGAATCAGGAAACCGAAATCCTCGCTGTCAAGCAGGTTCCGGCGCTCGCCGAGCGGCTGATCGCCGACGCAAAAGCCGGCCGCGTGCTGTCGGCCAAAAACGAGAGTGAGCTACGCGACGCGCACGAGGCAATCGGACGCGTTCTCGCCACCCTCGACAGCACGGATTCCGACGAGGTGAAGGCCAGCGATGACGGCCCGTCTCGCCAAGCGCCGCCGGGAGATTCGGCGGGACAGCCTCGCGAGGCCGGCCGTAAGTCGTCCGTCGACCCCTCGGCGCTGCTCAACGCGATCGAGGCGCAGCTAAGCGTCGAGTTCGCCTAAACCCCTCACACTCTAGGAGATTCACACATGAGCGCACGTTTGGCTGCCCTCAAGGAACGGGCAGACGCAACCTCGAAGAAGGCCCGCGACGCCGCGCAGGCCGCCCTCGACAACGGTCGTGAGATGACCGACGACGAAAAGGCGATCTACGACGCCGCGATGAAAGAACTCGCCGAGATCCTCGAGTCGGTCAAGGCCGTCAAGGCCGACGAGGCCGTGCTCGCCCAGGCCAAGGCGTTCTCCGACGAGGTCGGCGTGGCCGAGGACGGCGGCGACCTCAAGGCGCGGGTGAAGAGCCTCGGCCTGACCGTGGTCGAGTCGCCCGAGTTCAAGGCGATGCTCAAGCCGTTCAGCGGCGGGCAGATCCCGTCGAAGGCGCGCATTCAGTCCGACCCGATCAAGGTCAAGTCGCTGTTCACCGGCGCCAGCTCGACGAGCGCCGGCGCGTTCGTGGTCAACGACCGCACCGACATCGTGGAGATGCTCGGCCGCAAGCCGCTGACCATCCGCAACCTGGTGGCGAACCGCCGCACCACCTCGGACGCGGTCGAGTTCGTGCGCGAGACCTCGCACACCAACAACGCCGCGCCCGTGGCCGAGGCCACCTCGGCGGCTGCGCCGACCGCCCCGGCCGGTGAGGATGGCGGCGAGCTGGTGCTCGCCACCGGTGGCGGCTACAAGCCCGAAGGTGCTTGGGCGTTCGAGGTCGTGACGACCAACGTCAAGACCATCGCCGAGTGGGTGCCGGTCACCCGGCGCGCGCTGGCCGACGTCGCCCAGCTCGAGGGACTCATCAACGATGAGTTGAGCAAGGACGTCGCCGAGGCCGAGGAAAACCAGATCCTCAACGGCAACGGTTCGGGCGAGAACTTCACCGGCATCAACAACACCTCGGGCGTGCAGACGCAGTCCTGGTCTACGGATTTCTTCACCACGACCCGCAAGGCCATCACCAAGGCCCGCACCGTGGGCCGGGTGAATCCGACTGCGTGGGTGCTCAACCCCGAGGACGCGGAGGCCCTCGACCTGCTCAAGGACGGCGAGAACCGCTACTACTACGGCGGGCCGCAGTTCATCGGGCAGCGCACCTTGTGGGGCGTGCCGGTGGTGGAGTCCGAGTCGCAGGCGAAGGGCACCGGCCTGCTCGGCGATTTCGGCAAGGCCGTGATCTGGGACCGCGAGGACACCACGGTGACGATGACCGACAGTCACGCGGATTTCTTCGTCCGCAACCTGATCGCCATCCTCGCCGAGGAACGCCTCGCGTTCGGCGTCACCCGGCCGACCGCGTTCGTCAAGGTCACGCTGTCCTCGGGCAGCTAGTCCGCGCTCGCGGCGGTGGCCTCGGTGCCCTCGGTGCCGGGGCCACCACCGCCGGTGGATCAACTCTCATGGCCATCAACGGATTTCACACACCAGACGGCGAACAACTGCCGCCAACATCGCTCGAAGGGGGCGCAGTGAAGCTCTATAACGTGGTTATCAACGGCGTCGAGACGACGCTGCAGCTCACCGACAAGGATGCTGCTGCGCGTGGTCTGCTCGCCGCCGAGGCGCCCGCCAAGGCGCCCACAGCGGCCACCAAGGCCAAGACGCCGGCCAACAAGGCCAAGGCCGCTCCGGCCAACAAGGCGAATGGCTGACCAGACCGACATCGACGCGGCCCGCGCAGCCGTGCGCGTGTGGTGCGGATGGCACGTCACGCCCGTCAACACCGACGAGGTGCTGACGCTCGACGGCCCCGGCGGGCCGGTGCTGTTCATCCCGACCCTGGCGCTGCTCGACCTCGCCGAGGTCGACGAGGACGGCGTCGCGGTCGACGTGTCCACCCTGCGCACGACCGCCGATGGCCGGGTGCGGAAACGCGACGGCAGTTGGTGGACCGACGCATACGGTTCGATCACGGTCAAGGTGACGCACGGGTTCGACTCGGTGCCGAATTTCGACCGGGCCGTGCAGGCGCTCGCCGGATCGTTCGCCGGCACCCGCCGCAATGACCCGACCCTGGTCGAAAAGCAGGTCGACGACGTGCGTTACCGGTGGGACGTGTCGAGCGGTGTCGTGGCGGCGATCTGCGCCAGCTACGGCCTCGACGCCTACCGGTTGGAGCGGCAGCCGTGAGCGAGTTCGGCGGGCAGACGGTCACGTTCGTGGCCTACTCGAACACCGGCACCCGCAGGCCGCTCGGCGGCTACGAGCAGGACGAGACCCTCACCGAGGTGGCCGGGTGTCGACATCGGCCGCTGTCGGCGCGCGAAACCGCCGAGTACGACGTGAACGTCGCAACCGTGGTGTGGAAGACGACCGCGCCACCCGAGGCCGTGGTGCTCGCGGCCAAGCAGAACGGCGAGATCCGTGTCGACGGCGTCGCCTACAAGATCATCGCTGGCCCGCAGCATCACGTCGACATGGACGGACAGCCGTTCAAAGTGACCATCCTGTCGCAACGACAGACGAGCTAGGAGCCTTCAATCATGGCCCAGTACAAGGTTGTTTCGCCGTGCGCGTACACCGTCGACGGCAAGGGCGTCCACCACAAGGTGGCCGGCGCGACCGTCGACCTGGCCGACGACGTCGCCAAGCGGTTGGGTGACGCGGTCGAACGCATCGGTGGCCCTGCGCCGCGCGGACGCAAGCCGCAGGCCGCCGCCAGCGCCGATGACGACGAGTAGCCGCGACATCTTTGCCGAGATCGAGCAGAAGATCCGGCGCGATGCCGAGGTGAAACTCAAGACGAAAGAGGCCGCCGAGCAGATCCGCGACGAGGTGCGCGCCGAGACCCCGGTGCGCACGGGTAGAGCTGCGGCCTCGGTGCATGTCGAGAAACGCAAGCCGCGCAACGGGTTGCCGCACTGGTGGGTCGGTTCCCGGCTCTGGTACTTCCATTTCATCGAGGACGGCACCGGGCCGGACGCACCCGGGTCCAACGCGCCGTTCGGGCCGAACACGCCCACACCGGAGTTCGCGCCGTTCGGCAAGGTGGCGCACCGGCACGGTGGCACGGTCGACGGCGTGGAGGTGGATGGATGACGGCGCACACCGAGACACCCGACGACGTCGAAGAGGCACTCGTCGCCTACCTCGGCGACCTGCGCGACACCGCGATCACGCGGCGCCCCGGCGACCCGCTGCCGTTCACCCTGGTTCGCCACATCGGCGGCGACGAGAATCCCGACCTCGGGTTCGCCGACCCGCTCGTGTCGATCCGCACCCTATGCGACAAGTCGGCCGGCGAAGAGGCCGCCCGCGACGCAGCCGACGAAACCCACTCGTGGATGCTGCATCTCGCGCACCACCAGGACGACATCGTTATCAGCGGCAGCCGGATCGTGAATTTCGACTACGTGACCGTGGTCGAGTCGCCGCGCTGGTCGAAGTTCGACGACGACCAGGTGCTCTGCAAGATCGCCCGATACGGAATCGGGCTGTCCTACACCCGCAAATAGTCAGCCGAACATTTCCCCGTCGCGGTCGCCGAGGGCCGCGGCGCGCGGCCGCGTGCGCCGCATTCCCGCCGGAATCCTTTCCGGCAGTCCAGTATCCGCGAAAGGAACAACACTCATGGCACAACCGAACACCGGTGTCAGCTTCAAGGCGTCCGGCCTCGGGATCTTTGACACCCTGCGGATTCGCCGCGGCGGCAAGTGGAATCTGCTTGTCCGCGACTACAAGGGATCGGCCACCAACATCAGCCCGAGCGGCGATTTCGGTGCGCCGATGGCCCTCGACGGCAACTGGCGCGACGACCTGCTCGCCGTCAAGAAGAACGCCAGGGGTCAGTGGGTTTACAACAACCAACCAAACCTCGGGTTCCACCTGCTCGGCGCCGCGAACCCCGACGGGTTCGCCCAGGAACACGACATCAACGTCGATGAGCTGGAGATCCTGCAGTCCATCGACCCGGCGCGCGTGGACCTCACGAGCCGCGCGAAGCGCATCGTGTTCACCGGGTACGAGAACAAGCCGCTGCTGCATCGGCTCATCAACGACCTGCCGCTCGACAACATCCTCGACCTCGGTTCGGGCACCTATTTCTCGGGTGAGTCGGCCGAGATCGACTTCGTCGAACGGCAGATGATCCTGATTCACGAGGACAAGGCCGGCGGCAAGCCCGAGCGCGTCGCGTTCCCGGTGCCTCGCTGCGTGCGTACCGGCATCGGCAACCTGACCGGCACCAAGACCGACCCGCTGTCGGCGCAGCTCACGTTCGCTCGGATTCTCGACCCGTGGTTCGTCGACGGCGACGGCGCACCGCTGATCGGTGGTGTGTGGGTGTCCGGTGAGGGTTGGGACGAAAGCGTTGTGCCCGGGCTGACGTTCGTGCCGCCCGCACCGGTGGCGACGCCGACCGGCGCGACCGCGGCCACGATCACGTTCGCCGAGGTGCTCGGCGGTGTGTCGCCGTACACCTACACCGTCGAGAAGTCGGCCAACGCGGACATGTCCTCGTCGTCTGCGGCGACGGTCGGCAGCACCGACGTCACCGATGGCGTCGTGACGCTGACGCTGTCCGGCCTGACCGCGTCGAGCACGTCGTACTTCCGGGTCAAGGTGACCGACGCGGACGGCGACGTCGCGCTGTCGATGGTGACCAACGCGGCCACGCAGCCGGCGTCCTAACAAGTCTCCCCGGCGGGCGTTTTCGGCTGGCGCCCGCCGGGGCCACCACCTTACAGCCGAGCCAGCCGAAACCCCAACAGCCGAAAGGACAGTCGAACCATGACCGATACCGACAAGGCCACCGCCGAGGCCCAGGAACAGGCCGACACCTACGACAGCTTCGCCCGCTCGGGCGAGATCACCGCGCTCAACGGCGACGTGTTCACGGTGCGAAACCCGCTGTTCTTCAACGTCGATCAGCTCACCGCGTACAACCGGCTGCACCACCGGATGAACCAGTGCGACCGGTGGCCTGACGTCGAGAAGCCCGAGCAGCGGATGAAAAGCCGCCAGCCGGACGGCACCGAGGTCGAGACGTTCGTCGGTGCTCACACCGTGCGCGGCGACTACATCGAGCCGTACCAAGAGAACGGCATTCTGGTCGAACCGCCCTACGAGGTGCAGGTGTGCAAGATCGTGATGGGCGACGAGGAATACGAGAAGTTCGCCGCGGCCGGCGGCAGCCCGCGCGAGGTCGTCGAACTCGTCAAGGAACTGCGTAGCGGCGTGGTGAAGCGGGCCGATGCCGACTCGAAAAGTGATGCAGGCGTTCGTGTTCTGGAGGATGGCACCCCGGCAGATCGCGAGTGATCTGCGCCGGTTCTTCCCGGGTTGCCATATTCGGGACTGGCACCAAGGCCGCATGAGCAGCTACGAACTGCTCGAACTGTTCGGCGTCACCGTCGCCGAGGACGAGGAAACCGAAACGCGCACCATCGTGGTCGAGTGGCCGCCCGAGTCCGGCGCGGTGGCCGCGGTGGTGCGCGACGGCGACCGGCCCGAGTGGCAGAAGATGCTCGCCCAGGTCGCGAACATCTCGGCGCTATTCCGTTCCGCGCATCTGCCCAAGGCCGACACCGAGGCTTACGGCGAACAGTTGTTCTTCCCGATCAGCAAGACGCGCGAGTTCATCGAGACACAGCAGGCCGTCGCCGATGGCGAGCTGTTCTCGTTCGTCTCCGACTAGGAGGTGTTGAGCCATCGCCATCCATCTGGACATCTATACCCGACTGCGCGACAACGATATTCGGCGTGACGCCGACCGGCTGCATCGCGAGTACGACCGCGCAGGGCGCTCGGCGGGTGCGGCGTTCGGTGACCAATTCGCGGCGGGTGCTCGGCGCTCGACGCCGGCGGTCACCCGCGCGATGTCGCAGGTGGAGCGCGCGACCGACAAGGTGGCGGCTGCGCTCGGCCGGGTGAACGTCGAGCAGGCCAAGTACGACGACCTGGTGCGGTCGGGTTCGGCGAGCCGAACGCAACTCATCACACAGTACGAGCGGCTCACGACGGCGCAGCGTCGCCACCACTCGACGATTCGGGATGCTGTTCGCGCACACCGCGATCTATCGGCGGCAACCGCGGCCGCTGCCTCGCCGATTGGCCGGATGCTCGGCACGGTCGGGCAACTCGGCGGTACGGCGGCTGGCAGTGCGGCGAGTGTCGCCCGTCTCGGCGGCGCAATCGGTGGCCTCGCCACCGCCGGATCAATCACGGTCGTAGTCGCCGCGGCAGCCGAGATGCTGTTCGACGTGGGCCGCGCTGCGGTCACCGCGACACAATCGCTGTGGCTGCTGCCCTCGGCCCTCGCCGCCGCCGGTACCGGGTTCGCCGCGCTCAAGATCGGGTTCCTCGGGTTCGCCGACGCCATCAAAGAGGTTCGCGACCCCGAGAAGTTCGCCGAGGCACTGCAATCGCTGTCGCCGAACGCGCAGCAAGCCGCACTGTCGATCCGCGAGCTTATGCCCGCGTTCGACGGATTGAAGAACAGCGTGCAGGACTCGCTGTTCGCCGGTGTGGCGCCGCAGATCGAGGCACTCACGCAGCAATACCTACCGACGCTCGAGGCGATGCTGTCCAGCGTCGCCGGGTCGTTCAACACGATGTTCAGCGACGCGGTCGGTGTGCTGCAGGAGAATCCAGATCTCATCGGGAACATCTCGACCAACGTTCAGGCTGCGTTCCGTAACCTCGCGCAGGCCGCCGGCCCGCTCACCGAGGCCCTAACCCGGTTGGTGAGCGTCGGGTCGGATTTCCTGCCAGGGTTGGCCGACGCCGCGGCGAACGCGGCCACCGAGTTCGCGAACTTCGTGGCCCAGGCCGCCGCGACCGGCGATCTGCAGCGGTGGATTCAGGACGGCATCACCGCCGCAAAGGAACTCGGCGGCGCGATCTGGGATATCGGCAAGATCATCTACGACACGTTCGGGTCGGCCAAACCTGAAGAGTTCCGGCAGTCCTTGGACAGCATCGTCAGCACGATCAATTTCGTTGGCAATGCCATCACCGGGCTGCAAACGGTGTGGAACGGGTTCGCCACGGCCGCCGAGTGGGCGCTCAACCGCGTCATCGACGCCGCCAACACGCTGTTGACCCCGCTGCGCGCCGCTGCGGGCATTCTCAGCATGTTGCCGGGTGTCGAGATGCCCACGGCGATCCCGTATGTCAACGCGCCGGTGGCGGGCACCCCGGTTCCTGCGGCGGGTGCCGCGGGCGGCATCGGCGGCGCGGCTGCCCTCGGCGGCCGCGCGGGCGCCGGCGGGCTGGCCGGGTTGGCCGGCCCGACCGGGTGGTCCCCGCGCCCGGTGCCCGCGCCGCCGCCGGACAGCAGCCGTGGCAGCGGGCCGCGGTTGCCCGATGCGCCGGTGGTGCCGTACGACTCGACGCTGCCGCCCGGGTTCGAGGGCATGGCGCAAAACGCGGCCGGTTTCTCGGCGCTGTCGAGCTACTTGGACGCCCGCCACGACCTGGCCGAAAAGCAGGCCCGGTTGGAGCAACTCGAACGCGACAACAACGCCACGGCCGAGGACCGGTTGAAGGCCCGCAACGACGTCATCGAGGCCGAGCAAGATCTGCAGGCCGCCGAGTTGCGGCTGTACGAGGCCCGCGACAACGCCTACGAGCAGATGGTGAAGTCGGGCAACCGCTACGCCGCGCAGCTCGGCGACATCGGCGCGCAACTCGACCAGGATTTCGGGATCAGCAAGGGACTGGCCGGGATCGCCGAGAACATCACCAAGTTCGTTGCGAACCTCGCCGCCGCGCCGCTGCTCGGCCAACTCGGCGCGATCAGCCAGGCGTCGCCGTCGCAGGGCGGCCACGGCCTGATGGGAATCCTCGGCGCGCAGGGCGCGTTCGGCCCGCAGTTCACCGGCCTCGCCCAGCAGCAGAGATACGGCTACGCCGCGTCGGCGCTCGGCCCGTCGGCGCTGCGTCCGACTGCCGGGTACCTCGGTGACGCGGCGCTGCTGGCGAACGTGCCCGCGGGCACCTACTCGCAGACCGGCATCGCTGACCTGACCCGCGGCATCGGTGACTGCTCAAGCGCGGTTGAGGATCTCGTCAACCTGCTCGACGGGCGGCCGACTGGCGGCCGGTCGATGTCGACCGGGAACGCCGCCGAGTGGCTGACCTCGCGCGGGTTCCTGCCCGGTACGGGTGGCCCCGGCGATTTCCGCGTCGCGTTCAACAGCGGCCACATGCAGGCCACGCTGCCCGGTGGCACCCCGTTCAACTGGGGCAGCCAAGCCGCGGCGGCCCGCCGAGGGATCGGCGGCACCGGCGCAGACGACCCGGCGCTGACGCAGCACTACTACCGGCCCGTCGTCTCGCCCGGTGCGGCGGGTGTCATGCCGGACAGCCTGCTCTACTCGCCGGCCAACACGAACCCCGCGCTGACGAACCCCGCCGCGTCGATGGCGGGTGTGTCGGCCGCGCCGTTCACGCCCGGGCAGTACGGCGGCGTGGCCCCGGCGTCGGGGCCGGGTGGTGGCGGTGGCATCGGCCTCAGCGGTGGCGGCGCAATCGGCCTCGCGATGGAGGCCGGCGGCGCGGCGCTCAACGGCCTGGCGCCCGGTGCGGGCCAGGCCGCGCAGACCGGCATCAAAGAGATCAGCCGATTGATCGAGTTCGGTTCTCAGGCAGTCGGTATCGGCGTCAACGGCGCCATCGAGACGCTGGTGCCGTTCGGCGGGTCGGAGATGGCCGCGAACAACTGGATCACCCGCATCGCGGGCGCGTTCGCCGGCGCCGCACCGGCATTGCCGAACCTCGCCGGCGATCAGGCAGGCCCGAGCGCCGAGCAGGTCGCCGGTGCCGACCCGAACGCCACGCAGCACGGGCAGGCCGCGGGCCAACAACCAGGCCCGGTGAACATCACGGTCAACAACCAGCGCGCCACCGAGGACGGCACGGGCCGCGACATCGCGTGGCACATGCAACAGGCCAACGTGACGCCAGGGAGGGGATGAGATGGCGACCAAGCGTTACCCGGCCGGACTGATCACCCCTCACGGCTGGTACCACGTCACGAAGGGCACCCGCCCGATGATGTGGCTCGAATCATGGGACAAGACAGCACGATTCGACTTGCTCGGCGGTTTGGCAGCGCCGTTCCACGACCCGACCGAACCCGAGTGCGTGGAGCTTGTGAGCCTCAAAGGTCTGATCGCGCCGTGGAAGCATATTCAGCAGAAGGGCGCGACGCAGGACGGCATCACGCATGTCGATGCGCTGCTCGATCCCAACGAAATCGAGATGGTCGTCAACTGTGTTGGGCGCACGCCGAATCACGCCGTCGAGGTGGCCCGCGATCTCATCGCGTCCATTGATGCCATCAACACCGCCACGGTCAATTTCCTGACGCCCGACCTCGGGCATTGGTGGTCGGATATTCGGTGGCTCAACGGCGCACCAACCGATCCGGTCAACATCGTGTCGCAGGGCAAACCGCTGTCGCTGCGGCTGCAAGGCGATGCCGGTTTGTGGCGGTCGTACGACCACGTGTCAACGTTCACGTTCTCGTACGAGGACATGACCGACACATTCACCGCGGATAACCGATCCACCCAGGATCTCGGTGACATTCCGCAGTATTACACCGGCAGCGGCGGCGGCTACTGCACGTCGAACGGCGACCGCATGATCTGGGTCGACGACCCCGACGACCCGTTCGGCACGCACTCACGGCGCGTCATCAACGGCCCGTGGCCGGATTTCGAGACCGCCACCGACAACCAGGTCATCTCGCAGGTTCACGGCACCGTTCAAGAGTGGTCGACGCCGAAAACGTCGTGCAACATTCTCGGCGGCCGGATGGGGCGCGACGAAGACGGCGCGTGGGATGGGTCCGGTGTGTTCGTCGAGTACGGCATCGGTTATATCCGGCTGTTCTACACAGTGGATTTCGAGGAAACCACCCTGCGCACCGAGCATCTGCCGATGCTCATCGCCCCGGCCCCGGGCGAAAAGTTCACGCTGGTATGCGGATACGACGGCGACCCGCGCATGTTCAAGGTGCTACGCAACGGCAACGTGATCCTGTCGCACAAAGAAACGGGCACCGGGTCGCCGCTCGGCCCAAACAACCGCGGCGTCGGTAACGGAATGTTCGCCGCCGCAGCTCTGCTCACGCAGGCCACCCCGGCGGCCATCCGCAAGATCTCGGCCGGCGACAACGCCTCGGTGACGCAGTCGGGATGGCTCGACATGGTCAACATCGGCGACCAGAAGATGTACTACGACTACACCGTGTTCGGGCCGGGAACGTTCCGGCTCTACGACGGCCCCGGCAGTAACGAGTACGTCGAGTTTGGGCCGATCCTGCGGAACCAGATCGTGTTTCTGCGCACCGATCCACGCGTGAACACCACCCTCGTGCAGGATCTCACGGTCACGCCGCCCTCGCCGCAGGACTTGAACATCTTCCAAGAGGCTGTTGCGAAGCTGCTCAAGGCAACCGGTGTGAACGGCACCGCGATGGAAAACCAGATCAAGTCGCTGTTCGGTATCCGCACCGCGCAGGGCAATCTCTACAAGTACCTCAAGGGCCGGTTCTCCGAGCGGGCCGCGATCCCGCCGAAACCCGCCGGCCAGCCGGCACCGACGTATCACGTCAAGGTCGAGATCGTCGGCGGCGACGCTGATTCCAAGATCATCGCCGCTGGCACACCACTGCGGAGGTATCCGCTCTGATGGCCGTCGAGCAATCCGACCTCGATGTGTGGCGGGCCGCGGTCCAGTCCGGCAACCCGTACCGCATGGCGACGACCGCGCGGTGGCTGACCGAGAAGAAATCGAAGGTCGACACCGAGTTTCGGTTCACGGTGTGCGACAAGATGTGGCAGCCCATCGGCTACGTCGGCAACGACCTGATGGAAGGCTCGGGCGCGAGTCCGGTGAACGACACCCCGACCGGGCGCCTGGTGCTCAAGGGCAACAGCCCGTTGATCCCGATGTTCATGGACTGCCGCAACACCCTTGTCGGTGTCATCGTGGAAACCGCGGGTATCCGTGAGGCGTTCTACACCAAGGTTCACCGCTACCGGTACGAGAACAGCGAGTGGACGGGCACCGTTGAACTACGCGGCATTTGGGACATCCTGAACTACTACGTCATCTGGCCGTCGTGGTGGTTACCGATTCAGGCGCAGCCGATCTCACACGCGGTGTTCATGTGGGCGTTGCAGACCGTGCTCGAGAACATGGTCGCCGAGTGCGCGATCCGATTGCAGTCGGGCTGGCTCGAGTTCATCAACAACGGCCTGTCGTTGAACCCGCAACTCAAGGCGTGGCTCGGCACCGTGCTGCAGGCACTCAAACGTGACGGCCTGAGTATCGACACGTTCACGCGCATGTTGCGCACCCCGATGTACGTCAAGCGGACGAACCCGTTCCTCGACACCAGTCCGATGGCCGCCGAAACGGTGCGCATGGAAACCGTTGGGCAAGTCATCAAGAGGATCACTCGGCCGTACGGTGTGACCGGCAGCGTCGACCTATTCCTGCCTGGTGATCCGCAGCCCGACCAGTGGGTGACCCTCGACCAACCGACCTACGTGTTCTCCACGCGCGACGGGTCGCAGATCGAGGGTCCGACGAAAACTGTTGCCGATTCGGTCATCCGACAAGTGGTCGACCTCGGCGGCGCGCTCGGCAGCATCTTCAAACCGGTCATCAAGCAGGTGCCCGGCATGGAGGGCGTGTTCTACGCGCCGAAGCTCGGCGTGGATTTCGAGCAGCCGTACGCCTACGTGGTGGCACCCGAACCGGGTGAGGACTCGTCGATCATCTCGTGCGAGATCGCCGACCACACGCCCGAGGGCTGGCAGCACATCATCGGCGGGCGCAGCCCAAAGTGGTTGAACGACTTGCTCAATGCGACGTTCGCATGGGCCATCGACAGCCTGATGATCGCGGTCGGATTCACCGGCATTCCGAGCGATCTGCTGTCGGGTTTCCTCAACAATGCGTTCCTGGCGTTCCAGCTCGTGCAGCACTACGAGCGACGCGACGAGGTCGGCCCCTACCACCCGGCCATCGAGCGGATGCACCCGACCGCGTCGGCGCCGTACAACGTCGAGACGATGTTCGCGTTCATCAACGCGCTGTTCGACTCGCAGGGCCACACCACCGCGCAAGTCACATTCCGTAACGGCGACCAATACGCGCTCGGCCGCGACATTTTCAAGGGCAGCCTCATGAGCCTGGTCTATCTCGCCAGGACTCGGATGGTGACCGACTACGTCACCAACTACATGTGGCGCATCACGCCCGACGAGCGCACGGTCACCGTGCAAATCGGCGACGGCCGCCGGCACGAGCCGCCCCTGGCCAAGCATCAACGGTTCATCACCGAGGCGTTCGAGGCGATCAACGCACTCACATTAGCCCCACAATCCTGATGGGAGACAACACACATGGCATGGCCCATCGTTGACTACAACGGCGCCCCGCACTACCACGGGCAGGGCGATTTCTTCATCCCGGTCGACCCGTCCACCGGAATGGCGGTCATCATGCTGCGCCAGGACGGCGGCATCGCCTCGGGCATCGTCGGCGTCGAAAAGGGCGACCCCGGCGTGCCGCCGAATTTCGACCCCGACATTCCGGTCACCGAGCTGGCGCACGACGACCCGACCCCAGCGTCGGGCACGTGGACGCAGATTTCGCCACCGAACGGCGACGACCCCGGCGTATGGCAGATGAGTCTCTCGCTGCACGGCCCCGCGCCGGCCGAGGGCGGCGGCGGCAGCACCCCGACGCCGGCCGATTTCGGCGGTGGCACCGCGGGCCAGGTGCTCGCGGTCAACAGCGACGCAGACGAGTTCGAGATCGTCGACCAGAAGATTCCCGAGGTGTTCTACCCGGGCGAGATCGACAATGTCGGGTCGGGCAACGTGAACGCGACGCTGTGCCCGATCTCGATTCCTGCTCGGCCGTGGGCGCGGCGCGTGCGGGCACAGGGCTACACCGTGGTGACCGGTGAGGCCGCCGATGTGCGCGTCGACCTGGTGGCGCGGCTCAAGAACGAATCGGGCGGCAACATTGTTGGTCACTGCATCGGCATTGCCGCCACCGAGCGGCTGATGTTCGCACCCGGCAAGCCGATCAACCCGGGCACCGTGTCGGACTCTTACGACACCCTCGCTGCGGGCGAGAGCGCCACTCTGTACGTGCGGCTCGAACGTAAGGCCGGTTCCTCGACCTACACCGCGTCGGCGTCGGCGTCGATGTTCTCCGCTGAGGTGTGGCCGCTCTGATGTCCATCGAGATGCCTGATTGGGCGTCGAACATTCCCTCGGCGCCCATCCACCAGACGCGGCCAGGTTCGGAGATCACGCGCCCGTTCACCGCGCAGCAGCTGCACGAACTCGGCGGGCAGTTGGTCGAGCAGTTCCTCAAGCAGGTGGTGCTCGCGTTGGCCGGCATATTCGTTCCCGGCAAGCTCGGTGCGGCGTTCGATCAGCTCAAGGACTGGGCCGACGACCTCGGCGACCGCATCATCAGCGACATCAACGACAACGCCGGTATCGACCTCGCCTCGTGGGAGGCGTTCCTCGCCAGCCTGAATGACGGCAAGGGCATCGACCTGCCGTTCGTCACCGCGTTCATCTCCGGGGTGCAGGAGTTCTTCGGTGACATCGATTTCACCGTTCCCGACTTCGACCCGCAGGACGCGGCGCGGGAGTTTGTGCGCACGGTCGTGCAGCCGTTCCTGAACATCGTGTCGCGCATCGTGCCGGCGCTGCTCGGGCCGCTGCCGATCGGCCTGCTGACCGACGAAAAACTGACGCTGCTGTACGAGGGCGGGTTCGATGATCCGGTCACCATCGTTGAGGGTGATGGCGTCGAGCACGACGCCACCGACGGTGCGCCCGGATCGACACCGCTGGGCTGCGCGAAGGTGACCTGTGACGGCACCTACAAGATTCGTCGTACCGAGCCGCAACCGGTGGCCAAGGATTGGGTGCTCAAGGCTGGCGCGGACGTGAAGTACGAGTCGGTGATCGCCGCGGCTGAGTCGAACGCTGTGCGTGTCGAGATCGTGCCGTATATGGGCGAGGGTAACCCGCAGGCTGCGGTGTGGATGGCTTCGGATGAGTCGCCGGCCGGGACTGAGCCGTGGGGTCCGTTGAACGCGTTGGGTTCTTACACGGTGCCTGAGGGTGTGACCCATGTGTCGGTGCAGTGGGTGGTCGGTTCGGAGGCCACTGGTGGTGTGGTCAAGTTCGACAACGTGTATCTGCAGGCGACGCAGAAGATCCCGCAGGGGTTCACCAAGGATCTGCCCGAGGATCTAGCGAGCTTGTTCAACTGGATTGGCACGCTGATCGACTCGGCGCTCGACGCGCTCGGTATCACCCCGGCAGGGGATCTGCTTGACCGCATTTTCGACTTGTCTGATGAGCTGGAGTGGATTCAGCAGAAGGCGCGCGACGGCGCGCAGGACGCGCTGACCGCCCTCGGCAACCTGTCGACGCTGGCGACCAACCTGCTGACGAACCCGGCTGCCGTGATCGGCACGATCCCGCAGTCGCTCGTCGGCGGGCTGGAGACGACGCTGAATCAGATCCGCGACGTGTTCAACGGTCTCGTCGTGACACCGGTCAACTCGGTGGTCTCGGCGATCAAAGATTGGTTTGACCAGTGGTTCGGCGGCGGCTCGACCAGCGCGATCCCGCTGTCGCAGAAGGGTGCCGCGAACGGTGTTGCGCCGCTGAACTCGTCTACCAAGATCGCGACGTCGTATCTGGAGACCGACGTGCCGAATGGTGTGCCGAAGCTCAACGGGTCGGGGAAGGTGCCGACGTCGTCGTTGGTGACGAACACTGCGGGCGGTGTCCCGATTCTCGATGGCAGTGGGAAGGTCGGCGGTGCCCAGATGCCCGACTTGTCGAGCACGTACATGCCGCTCGGCTGGAAGGGTGCGCCGGATGGCGTTGCACCGCTGAACTCGGAGGCGGTCGTACCTTTGGCCAACCTGCCTGCCGAGATCGGCGGGGAAGGCGGCACTGGTGCGGGCCGCCCCTACGTCATGCTTATTTTGCAGAACAACGTCACCATCCCAAATTCGGGCATCACGCCGCTGTCTGGGTGGGTGCAAACCGGATCGGCTTCTGTCACCTTCGAGGATGGCAGCAATACCCGCTGGCGGTTCTCGCTGAGAGGGTTGTGGCAGATCGAATTTTCGGTGGGCTGGGACGGCAACACCACTGGGGCACGCACAGTGGGATTGCGTCGTGAAGTGGTGATCGACTACCCGCCCCCAACGGGGACGCAACAAGGAATGCTGGAGATTATCAGCGAGTCCAGGGCGGCCAACTCCCTCTACGGCAGCAATGTTCAAGGCTTGGGCACGATGCACCGAGCGGGAACGGTGCGTGTATCCGACTGGGATTACGAGAACACCGTTGCGAACTACGTCGTTCATTTCACCGAGGATGACTGGTTCGACATCTGCGCATACCAGAACTCCGGGTCGAATCGCGCAGTCGAAGGGTTTGGACGACCGTGGGCAGGTTGGGCGCAATCGATCGTTACCTGCACCTATCTCGGTGCGGCTTAGGGGCGCATCAATGCCCTGGTCCCCGTCACCGGCCGTCCCGCAGCCCCAGCACCGAACCGCGTGGTTCGATGAGCTTCCCGCCCCCGCGCCGGTGCAGCATCAGACCGCGTGGTGGGCGGTCTACGGGCTAGATGCCCCGGTGGAGATCGCGTGTGTCACCGCCGCCGAGCTGCAGGCGCTCAAAGCCCTCGGGCTGCACGTGCAGATCGTGGCCGAGGCGTCGGTGTCGCTGCAGAAGATCGCCGCGATGGGCTACCCGGTCAACCTCGGTGTGGACGCTGGCGTGACACTGCAGAAAGACGCCCCGATCGCCACACCTCTGACACTGGACCTCGATACCGCAGTCGAGCTGGCGCGGGTGGCCGATGTGAACCTCGCGGGCACCGGCGCGGTGTTCGCCGGATCGGCCGCCCTGCAAAAGGTGCTCGGTGTCGACCTGTCGGGCATCACCGTCGGCGCGGATACCGCCGCGACACTGGGGCGCACCGCGCCGGTCGATCTGGCCGTGGTGGCCGACCTCGATACGGCGGTGGCGCTGACCAAGATTCGGGTACTCAACCTGGCATCGGCGGCGGCAGCGGTCACCGCAGCCACACTGGGTTTCCCACCCAACTCCCCAGCATCCCAAGCGTTCACCTCCCCTGGGGCGTTCACCTACACGTTCCCGCGCTGGTGCGACTACATCGACGTGGTCGCACTTGGCGGCGGCGCGTCGGGACAGACCGGCGATGGGGCACTCAACCGGCAGGGCAAAGGCGGGAGAGCTGGGCAGTGGGCGATGGCGACCGTGCAGCGGGGCAACCACATCGCCTGGTCTGTGACACAACTGACCGGCACGGTGGGCCCGGGTGGCGCCCAGGCCCCCAACTCCGACTTCGGCGGCCCCAACAACGGCACCGCTTCCACGGCGACCGTCCCGGGGTACGGCACGCTCACCGCCAACGGCGGCAACGGAACCGTCGATTCCGGTCGTAACGGCGAAGGGGCGGGTTCCCAAACGCTCAACGGCACCACCTACACCGGTGGCGCGGCAGCGACCGGCAACGGCTCGCCAGGCAACCCACCAGGCGGCGGCGGTGCGGGCGGCAACGGTGGCATCTTCGGATCACGCACACGCGGCGGCGCCGGGGCCGCCGGTGCCGTGTGGTTTAGGGCCTACCAATGACCACGCCCATGACACTGAACCTGGACCAACCGATGTTCGTGCCCTGCGGAACCCAGGTCATCACCACCCAACCGCTCGTGGTCGAACTCGCAGACTACGACTACACACCGTTTGCCGACCCGCTGGCACCAGCATTCGACTTTCTCGCCGACCGACTTCACCCGGACGGAACCCTAGACCGCGACGTGCCCTGCACCAGTCTGCCCGGACGCTCCACAATCGAAAGGATCACCTGATGCCCGGAATTTCTGCCACCCTCGCCAATGAACTGCTCGATCACGCGTTCCGCAACAGCACCTGGACACCACCGGCGACGGTGTACGCCAAACTGCACACCGGTGACCCTGGCGCGAACGGCACCGCCAACGCCTCCAACCAAACCACCCGCGTGGCCTGCACGTGGTCCGCGGCCACCGGCGGGGCGATCGCCTTGTCCAACACCCCCGAGTTCACGTTGAACGCCACCGAAACCATCACCCACGTGTCGTTCTGGACCGCCGCCACCGGCGGGGTATTCCTCGCCTCAGCAGCGGCCTCGGTCGCCAAAGGCGGCGTGTCCGGGGACATTATCCGCATCCAGACCGCACCCATCTCGTTCACTGGACTCGCGGCCTGATGTCCGACCACCCCGACAACTACACCATCCTCGGTATCGAAAAACCGTTCCCCTGGGCAGGTCTCGGCATCGGCCTGCTCGGCGGCCTGGTGCTCACCGGTCTGCTCTCGTGGGTGTTCGCCGTCGGCAGCGTGGCGCTCGTCGAAAAACTCATCGACGACCGGCCCGACTTCTGACCTCCTGATTCCATCGACCCCGCCACCACGAGGTGTGCGGGGTTTTTCTCTGCCCGAAAGGACAAGCCCGTGGCTGAAAAGCTGCTGCCGTACGACCGCAGCATCGTCCCGCAGGAAACCGGCTACTGGTGCGGCCCCGCGGCGACGCAGGTAGTGCTGAACTCGCGCGGCATCATCAAGGCCGAATCCGACCTCGCCCGCCAGATCGGCACCACCACCCGCGGCACCGACTACGTCGGCCTCATCGAGCGGGTACTCGATGCGATCGTGCCCGACGCTCGCTACACCTCGGTATACATCGAGAACGACCCGCCGACCTCGGCGCAGAAAGAAACCCTGTGGCGCAACCTCGTTGCGTCGATCAACGCCGGGTACGGCGTCGTCATGAACTGGGTTGCGCCGCCGAGCAACAAGCCGCGCGGCGTCAAAGGCAGTGTGTCGCCGTCCTACTCGGGCGGCACCACCTACCACTACGTGGCGGCGATGGGTTACGACGACAACCCGGCCGCCCGCGCGGTGTGGATCGCCGACAGCGGATTCCGGCCCTACGGCTATTGGGTGAGTTTCGACCAGTGCGCCACCCTGATCCCACCGAAAGGCTACTGCTACGCCGCCGCGCCGGCCGCCCCCGCGGCACCCTCGACGCCCGCGCCGGCCGTCGACGCGGTCACGCTGCTGGCGCAAGCGATGAGTCCAACCGAGGTGTCGCGCGAGACGTTGGCGCTTTATCTGCCGCACTTCGCCGAGGCGATGCGCGCTGCCGAGATCACCACGGTGCGCCGCGCCGCGGCCTGGTGCAGCCAGGTCGGCCACGAGAGTGCCGGGTTGCGCTACATGGCCGAGATTCAAACCGATGGCCCCGGGTGGACCGAGGACCGTAGACGGTACCGAGGCCGCGGCCCGATCCAGCTCACCTGGTCGTCGAACTACCGCGAGTTCGGGCAATGGTGCGCCGCACGCGGTTACGTCACCGACCCCGAACTGTTCGTCAAACTGCCCGAGCTTGTCGAGCAGCCGAGGTGGGGATTCCTCGCCGCGTCGTGGTACTGGCTGCACGGCGGCCCGAAACCCGGCCAGATCAACGCCTACGCCGACGCCGGCGACATCCTCGCGGTGTCCCGCTGCGTCAACGGGTGGATCGAGGGCACGAACCCCGTCGGATGGCCCGACCGGCAGGACCGCTGGAACCGCTGTCTCGCCTTGGGCGACCAACTGCTCACGCTCGCAACCACCACCCCAACAGATCCCCTCGAGGAGTTGCTCATGACCAACCTGCGAGTCCCATCAATGTCGATCTACGCCACCCCGGGCGAGCCGGACGTGCCGATCATCGACATGATCCGCGCGCTCGACGCGCACGGCGACCACGAAAGCTACGTCGAGCGCCAGGCGCTGCTTGGCGACACCGACGCAATCGCACGCATCGTGCGCACCGCCGCCGGCAAGGGCAAGTACGGCAACGCACCCGGCCCGGTCAACCAGGCCAAAGACGCGCTCAAGCAGATCGAGGCCGTCAACCCGGCGGCCCTCGAACAGTTCCTCGACAACCAGAAAGGCAGCATTGCATGAACTCGAAGATCGCGCAGACCATCTACGTCGCCGGCAGCGTCGTCACCGGCATCGTCGGCATTGCCCTGATCTGGGGCGGCATCGACGCCGGCACCGCCGACAGCATCAACCAGATCATCGGCGGCATAGGCGTTCTGGTCGGCGGCAGCGGCGCCTCGACCACCGCGGCGGTACGCATCACGAAGCAGGTCAAGGACGGCCTGTTCGATAAGGCTGCGCCCGCCGACGCCGCGATCACGGCCATCGAGCAGACGGTGCAGGCCGCTACCGACGCTAGCGCCGAGGTGGAGCGCGTCAAGCAGGTTGCATCCGATGCGCTCGGCGCAGTGGTCGACTCGGCGCAGTCCAACCTCGGCCCGCTGGCGCAGCAGGCCGTCGAGCGTGTGCGGCTGCTCGGATGATCGATGCGCTACGTGCGGCCGCCCAGGCGGCCGCCGAGGTCTACAACCCCGACGACACCATCGACCTGCTCGGCCTGTTCATCATCGGGCTGCCCGGGTCGCTGCCCGCGATCGCCGCGCTGTGGGTCACCGTTCGCGGGCAACGCAAGGGCCGCGAACGGGCGCGCCGGCTCGACGCCAAAACCGAAGAGATCCACGAGCACGTCGTGAACACACACGACACCAACATGCGCGAGGACCTCGACGAGCTGCGCGACCTGGTCGCGAACGGGTTCAAGCGGATCGAGCGCGATATCGGCGGCATCCGCGAGGAACTCCGCACCGAGCGCAAGGAACGCATCGCCGGGGACGAACGGAACTGCACCTGCTGCCGGTAACCTCGCCGGTGACTGGCAACTGACAAAGCCGCCCCCTAGCTGACTCACAGCTGGGGGGCGGCTTTTAACCTGTCGACGCCACTCTGATGGTGTGCTGGGTCACGGTTTGACTAAACGTGGCGAGGATCTCTTGCGCGTGGCAATACACTCACGCGCGGATACGTGAACCTGGCCAAGGCTAGATGGCCTATTCTCTGCGGCTACCGCAGAATGCGGAGCGGCACAGTGGGTCGGCCTGGTTGAGAGGCCAGTGGTGAGAGGGCGCAAAATTTCATGTCGGAGAAGCAGCGAGCCATCGTCGACTCTCTAACGCTTCGTTTCGTTGGCGAAGACAACAATGGTGTCGCGCTGCATGAACTGCGAGCCGCGCACGTCGCCGAGGTGCTGCAGGGCCTCGTCGGGTTAACCAGCGACTTCGACAAAGCAGGTGCTTTCCACGAAGAGGGACCGGCCGATTCCGAGGTCCTGGTGCGCCCCGCGAAACCGGGGTCCTTCCTCATCGAGGTCGTGCGAACTGTCGTCGAGAACATCGATACGGTGAGGTCCACGGCAACGGCAGCCGGGATTCCGTCGATCGGGGTGATACTCTGGTGGGCCACCCGGTCGCTGCGAGCAGACGTCAAGGACTTCGACTACCTCGCCAACGGCAACGTGAAGATCACCTGGCAGGACGACACAGCCCACGAGGTCTCCCCTGCGGTATGGCAAGAGCTGCAGAAGCGTACACGCCGCCGCAAAAAGCAGTTGCGCCAGATAATGGCCCCGCTGGCCGATCCTCGTGTCACTGAACTTGACGTGGCCGGCCCGCCGGACCAACCAGCAGAGCCGGCTGAACCTCCTCGAATGTTCGCCCTTAATCGCGCCGACTATGACGCGGCTAGGCCAGAAGACGAGGTCGAAGAGACCTCGCAGACATTTGAGGTCGAGGCACAGATGTCCGCCATCGATTTCGACGACCCCACCAGGTGGAGGGTGAAAACGACGAGCGGAACCCGTAATGTGACGGTCGAAGACGAAAAGTTCCTTGGCCGAGTGGCGCGAGGCTTGGCCATCCGTCAGCAAGACATCTTCTGGCTCGAGATCCGCGAAGACGCAATCGTTAAGAATGGCCGCACACGGACCAAGTGGGTTGTAACAAAGGTCGAAAATCATAGGAGGGTAGCCAGTGATCACGAATCACGAGAACGCGACCCGGCATCGCCTTGACCTTCCCAGCCTGATCCTGACATTGGTCGGCCTGGTCTTCGGTGCCATCTCCTACTGGCTGATCTCATCCGAGCACGTCAATGTGCTCGTCATCGTCCCCTCGGTTGTCGCTGTCGTGATCGGCGTGACTCATCTCGTGAAGCGAGAAGCACCTCGTGGCTGAACGGTTTGCGTCGATGACGAGCTAGTTCATCGACTGCGGATCGAGCTGGAACTCGATGCCGACAACGACGTCGTCGAGGTCGGCCGACAAGATGATTGCGTCGGCGAGTTCGACGCGCAGTCGCGAGAGCGTGTGTGCGTATGCGTGAGCACCGGGCAGCCCGGGCACCTCGGCAAGCCACATATCACCCTCACGGGTGACAGTCGCGGTGTAGTTCATCCGAGTAACGACCCTCCCCTTCTAGTGCACACTGCCCTGATGTGATCGGCGATACGCTAAACACGAACCGCCCTCCCGCATACTCTCCAGCAGGGGGCGGTTCGCCGCGTGCCTCAGCTGCCGCTGCGGGTGGCGATACCTACGCAGGTGCCCACCGCGTCGTTGTACTCGGGCCAGTTGTCGATGAGTTGACGGCCATCCGGCAACATCGTGTGGCGGCGCGCGTCCGAGGTCAGCGCGTATACGGTTGCGTCGCTCATCACCCACGAGTCCTGGCTCGACACTCGTTCGCCGCTCGGTGTTGTGATGTTGCCGCCGACGATCACCATCCCAGATGGACCCGAGATCGACTGGGCGTTTTCCAGGTGCTCGCCGTTGGTGAAGCTGGCATTGATGACGTCCACCACCTTCGCCGGGGCCTCGCTGCATCCCGTCGCCTGAGCAGCTGGCGGCTCAATCGGTGCAGGCACAGCGGCAGTCCGGCCGAGTGCGTTGTCGACAGTTCGAGTGACGGTGGTTGTGGCGGTCTTGCTCGATACGTCGTCTGATGTGCCGCCGATCATGCAGCCGCCCGCACACCCAGCGACGAACGCGCCCGTGGCGATCGCAACCACCATCCCGCGGCCTACCCCGTTAGCCATGCGCAGGATCGTACGACAGCCCGTTGACCGGCGCGGGCAATCTCAGCGCCGTTTGCGCAACGTGTGCTGCACGGCGAACGCCGCCCAAATCAGCGTCCACATGCCGCCCCACATCAGCCACAGCACACCGAACGTGGACACATCGCCCTCGGGATCACCGGCCGTCGCCAACAACGGCAGCCCGAACAGCAGCGTCCCGACGAGCGAGAAGAACGCCAGCAGCGCGAACCCGTAATTCACGGTGAACCGCCGCTCGCCGCCCGGGGCCGCGAGCGGCGGCGCAGCCTGGTGCCCGGTCCAACGCTGACCATCCCAATAACGTTGCCCGCCGTGGCCGGCCGGATCTGGGTACCAGCCTGGAGGCGGTAGCGGTGCGAGTGCCATGCCGCCGGATATTAACGCACCTGTGGCGCGGTGTTAGCTCGCTGCGGACAGTGGCGGGCGGCCTTGCTCGCGGAGTGGCCGCAACGCCCGCCACGGGTCGAGCGAGGTGATCGCATCGTGCATCCGCCCCTCGGGCACCTTGGTGTAGATCTGCGTCGTCGCAATGGACTTATGACGTAGCAGCTCTTGGACGACGCGAATGTCCGTGCCGTTGTCGAGCAGTGTGGTCGCGTACCAGTGACGCAGGCAGTGCGGCGTGCCGCGCACCCCGGCTCGCTTCATCGTGCGGCCGATGATGTCGGACACCGATTTCGACAGGATGTGCTCGCCCTCGTGGCCCCGCATCGGGAACCAGTACCCGGCGGCGGGCATCTCCGAGGCCATCTCGATCAGCAGTGGATGCAGCGGCACCGAGCGCAGCCGTTTGCCCTTGCCCTTGACCCACAGCACGCGGGCCGACATGTCGATGTCCTCGCCACGGATCTTGGCGATCTCATGGACGCGCAGACCGGCGAGCAAGGCGAGCAGGATCATGCGCCGCGTCGACGTCCACATACGGGTCTGCAGCAAAGCCACCACATCGGCGTCGCTGACCGGTCGCGGCTGGCGATCGGGCAACCGGGGAGCCCCGACTTTCACCATCGGGTTGTCCTCGCGCCGGTCGGTGAGCTGCAGCCATTTGAACCAGGCAGACAGGTAGCTGGTGTAGGTGCACGCTGTGGAGTCTGACCAGTCTTCGTGGTCGGCGATCCAGCGCACGAGGTCGGTGGCGCGGATCTTCATGGGCTGTACGCCCGTCTCAGCGTGCAGCAGGTGGATGACGCGCAGGCGCTCGTCGATGGTTCGGCGCGAGAGTCGTTGAGCTGTTTGCCAGATTTCCCAATCGTCCAGTCCGAGCGTCGCCATTGAGGAGTTGTTCACATCGCGAAATTTTGCGGTTTCGAAACCGTCAATTTCGAGATTCGATGTGGATCTGTAGCCCCACCGTGCTCGCTCCGTGGCCATCTCGGTCAGGCCGCCGAGTCGCGGGTGTCGGCGATCCTACGGACGGGAAAGGGACGTACTACGGTCTGGTAATCCGCAGGTCGCTGGTTCGAGCCCAGCTGGGGGCACCATCCGTCGGGGTTGAACATCGGCCCCTGGCCGGTGAACAGCCAGTCGCGGCTGAGGCCGGTCGCGGCCGCGATCTGGTCAACCTCGGCTACATCGAGGACTTGGGCACCGCGGACTCGCTTCGAGAAAGCGCTCGGCGCCATGCCGACAGCCTTTGCTACGTCCTTGCTCTTGGCCCCAGTGGCACTGAGGCCGATGCGCAGTCGGCTCGCTACTTCCTGGTGGAAGTCAGCCCCGGAGGGGTTGAGTTCGATAACCGTAGTGCTCATGGGTGAATACGTTACCCGCTCACTGAATATGCGCAAGATATAGCGCTGAAATTTCCCTCACAGAAACACGCGGCGCTCAAGGTGCTTGACCAGATGCGCTCTGCGCCCTATGAATTTCTCTGTGAGAAATTTAATGCCGCAGAGAGAAGCGAGCGGCGACAGTGTCGCAACTGCCATCCGCATCGGCCTCGCCCGCACAAACAAGACCCAAACCGCACTCGCGCGCCACCTCAAACTCTCCCAGCCATCCGTCCACCGACGCATGTCCGGCAAGGTGCCTTGGCGCATCCACGAGCTGGCCGCCGCCGCCGAGTTCCTCGGCATCACCGTGCCGGATCTGCTCGATGAGGAAAAGGCCACCGCATGATGCCGATGACCGCCGCCGAGATCATCGACCGCGACGCCGAGATCGTGGAGCACTCCAAGCGACTCGGCGATCGCACAGCCGCGCTGCTCGATCGCTACCTGCGCCACGCCGACAACGCCGATCACCTCGCGCAGATCGAGAACCTCGCCGGCCTGCTGCGCAGCGCGCTCGCCTACAACCTTGCTCTCGGCTCCGAGGTCGCGCACTACTGCGGCGAGATGCGGCAGGCGCGCACGGAGCGTGACGAGGCGCTGACCCGGGTGCAGGAACTCGAGGACGAACTCGACGAGCTGCGCGGCGACCTCGCTGCGGGCGTCGCGGCGGCGTGCGGGGGTGACGCGTGATCGGGGTCTTGTTGATCATCGTCGGGCTGATGCCGTTCGTGGTCGGTGCGGTGTGGGCTTGGAAGAACGACCGTGCCTTGTTCAACGCCTTCGCCGTCGTCATGACGTTCATTGCGGCGGTGGTCGTGATCGTCGTCGGCATCTCGATGCTGATTACGGGTGCGTCGTGATCGCCGCGATCGCTGGCCTTCTGCGCGGCGGCGCGGACTTCTTCGATGCGGTCCAGGCGGCATACGACGAGCGGCGCAAGGGATTTGCGGAGCGTGAGGCCGGCGACTTTCTCGACGTCGAAGACCTGGACCTGGTGCGGTCGAGCGAGCTGCAGAGCCCCGTGCCGCCGGGTTACCCGAAGTTGGTCAGGGATGCGATCGACGCCTATTTCGAGATGTTCGCAGAGGTCACTGGTGTGCAGTTGATCGAGGACTCTGCGCGTGTCGAGGGGACGCGGCGCGCGCATACCGCCGGGGAGGTGAGCGCCGAAACCCCCGACGCGGCGCCCTCCCCGGCGGGTCTCGAAGACTCGGAACTTCTGCTCGCCGCGGCCGCCGTCATCGAGATGGACGGCGCGGACATGCTCACGGAGCTCGCCGTAGCCCTTCGCGACCGCGCCGCCCAGTTCGCGGCGCTCGAAGCGACAACAGGCATTCCGCAAGAGAAGTAGGCCCCGCGCTGGTGACGCAGCGCGAGGCCCCATTCAAAAACCGATAAGGAAGGTTGCAATGTCAGCATACCCCTGCGAGGTCCACGAGACCGCTGGCGGTGGCATGGATGCCGTCGTCACCACGCCCGACGGTGAGGTTCTCGCCGGCATGGCGACAAAGCTCAGCCTTGGCCCGTGGACGGTCGCGTTACTCGACGGCCAGGGCGGTCACGCGGCGGCGACCGGGCTTGATGAGTCCACTACGCGAGACCTGTTGCAGTTCCATGCCGCCCTGCTGTCGCGCACGCTGACCGCCGAGGCGGTGGCATCGTGAAGCGCACCACGTTCCACAAGCACACGGCGCGCCGGTTCCTCGCCGCGGTGGCGGCTGGTGCAGTGCTCGCAGGTACCGGGATTGGGTACGCGGCGCACGCGGACGCCGACCCCGGGGTTGGTTGCGAGACGATCGCGGCGCCGGGCCTGCTCGACTGGGGGCAGAAACGCACCATCTGCGACACCCCGCGCCGCGCTAATGGCAGCTGGACGAGGTCGCGGAAGTATTGGACCCCAGCGCATTACGTGCCGGTGTCGTGCTATCGGTGGTCCTGCACGGGCGGCTACTACGCGGGTGACACGGTGGCTCGCTACGAGGAATACGTGGTGTTTGACCACAACGTGCTGCCCGACGAGCCGGGTTGGTTGCCGACCGGATCGGTGGTGATCCGGTGAGTTTCAACGACTCTCGCGTGACGCGCGCGATTTCGCTGCTGCTGACCGAGGAGCCGCGCCTGGTCGATGAGGCGTGCGAGCTGATGGAAGCGTTGTGCGACGAGCTGCCCGCGCCGACAGTGCGACCTGTGATGCCTACGGGTCTCTCGATCGGCGGGTTTCCAATCGTCTTGTACGGCGGCAGGGAATACCTCGCTGTCGATGACAGCGTTCTCGTGTTGCCAGGCGGCGGTGACCGAATGATGCGCCGCCACAAGGGCCGCCACCGCACCGCCGAGGGACGGCCGAGCGTCGACTCGATCCGGCACCGGCTGTGGGCCGAAGGTATGCGCCAGTGGACCGAGCTGTTCAAGCGGACGTGGAACAGCCGGATCGAGGTGTCCCTCTCATTGGAGGGCGACCGGTGAGCACTCGCCAGATCGACATGACGCCGGAGTCGAGCCTCGAGCGGGTTGCGAACATCGCCATCGACGTCGCCGAGAAGATCCGCGAGGACGACCCACGGCGGCTGTACGCCGAGCTGGTCAACCTCGCGCAGTGGCACCCGGCCAAGGCCGCGCAGGTCACGATGGCGCTCGCCGCGTTCTTCAACCCCGACGAGGGCACCGCAACGCTGCGGCGCCGAGTCGAGGCCATCACCGGACATCGGTGCCGCGTGATCGGGGTCGCGTCATGAGCGTGATCTACGGCCTCGGGCTCGTCGAGAACTGGGCATCGTACGAGCCGGATGACTGGACCCTCGGCGCGGCCTGCACGCAGACCGACCCCGAGGTGTTCTTCCCCGAAAAGGGCGAACCCGTTGGCCCCGCTCGTGAGATCTGCAAGCGGTGCGATGTGCGGCAACAGTGCCGGGACATCGCGATTGCCCACGATGAAGAGTTCGGCATCTGGGGCGGTTTGACGCCGAATCAGCGTCGGGCGTTGAAGCGCGGTGTAACGGAACGCGATTGCGAGTGCTGCGGTGGCCCGTTCGTGCCGGGGCGGCCCGAGCAGCGGTTCTGCTCGCGGGAATGCGTGGCGCTCGATCTCTCATCGCGCCAGGCGGTGGCTTCATGACCCGTGCGCTGCTGGTGGCCGCTTGGGTGTTCGGCGGCATCGCGTGGGCGGCGTTCGTGCTGCTGTGCCGCGAGCTGTTCGTCGTGGCCGGGATCTGCTCGGCCGCAGCGACGTTGGCGTGGGGATTCCGCTGCCAAACCGACCCAGATGACTGGTCAGCCGACGAGTGGTGGATCGAGAGAGAGGCCGACTTGGCTTACGAGTGGGAAACCGGCGAGTGGCGGCGCGCCCTCAACGACATGACCGAAACCGAGCGTGCCGTCGCCGCCGATGCGCGCCGAGTGCCCGGCGTGATCGGTGACCGCGACGACGCACGCGACGAGATCGGCGCCGACCGATGAGCACCGAACCATTTTGGGCCGCACACGCCGAGCTGGCCGGCCACTACAAGGACCGCGACGAGTGGCTGCAGTTGCGGCGCACAGGAATCGGATCGTCCGACTGCTCGGCCGTGCTCGGCATGGGCAAGTACGGGTCGCCGTTCTCGGTGTGGGCCGACAAGACCGGCCGGTCGCGCCCGGTCGATGAAACCGAGGCGATGATGTGGGGCACCCTGCTCGAGCCGGTCATCCGCGCCGAGCTTGCGCGTCGCCTCGGCGTCGAGATCGTGGAGTGCCCGACGCTGCGGTCGCTCGTGCGACCCTGGCAGCTCTACAACCCCGATGGTCTGATCCTGTCGCAGAACGCGGTCGTCGAGATCAAGAACGCCAGCGCGTGGCTCGCGCACGATTGGGACGACCAGGTGCCCGATCACGCCGAGTTGCAGGTACAGCACGGCATGGCGGTCACCGGCGCAGACGGCGCATACGTCGCCGGCCTCGTCGGTGGGAATCGCCTGCGGTGGGAGTACATTCCGCGCGACGACGAGCTGATCGACACCATCAACGAGGCCGAGCGGCATCTGTGGGAGACGTACATCGTTCCCGATGTCGCGCCGCCGATTGACGGGTCGGACGCGACCGCCGAGGCCATCGCCGCGCGGTGGCCGCGACGCCACGAGGCGGTTGACGTCGTCGACGGCGACCAGGTGGCCGAGGTCGAGGCCGCGGTCGCCGACTATCGGGCCGCGCTCGACGCCGAGAAAGCAGCCAAGGCCGACAAGGCGCGGGCGGTCAACGTGCTGACCGACATGCTGCGCGGTGCCGATGCGCTCGCCGATGCCGGTGGCCGAAAGCTCGTGGCGCTCAAGCGTGGACAGTTCCGCGAAAAGGCGTTCCGCGAAGAGCAGGACGACGGCCCGTGGCTGCACAAGGTCGAGGTGATCGACCGCAACCGGCTCAAGGCCGACGACCCCGACCTTTACCGCCAGTACCAATCCACTTCCATCTACATTCCGAAAGGCAAATAGCAGCAATGGCACGTGATTTGGCGCGTCGCGCCCGCCAGTCAGTCGAGCAGCAGCAGGCGAACAGCAACGACCTGCGCGCGAAGTTGGTGCAGATGGAATCGCAGTTCCAACGCGCAATGCCCAAGGGCGGCGAGGCCGTGCAGTTGATTCGCGACGTGATGACGTGCATGTCGCAGACACCGAAACTCGCGCAGTGCGAACCGCGGTCGGTGCTCGGCGCGGCGATGACCTGCGCGCAACTCGGCCTGCGGCCGGGTGTCGGCGCGCTCGGCCAGGCGTGGATTCTGCCGTTCTGGGATGCCAAGGCCGGTGCGAACAAGGCGCAACTCATCATCGGCTACAAGGGTTACGTCGAACTCGGTCACCGGTCGGATCGCATCGCGTCGCTGCACTCGCGCATCGTCTACAGCAACGATGTGTTCGACGTCGAATATGGCGCGGCCGAGGACAAGTGGATTCACAAGCCGTGCCTCGACGGGCCGCGCGGCGAGGCACGTTTGTTCTATGCCGTGGGCCGGTTGGCGAACGGCGGCTACTCGATCACCGACCCGATGACGGTTGCCGACATGCAGGCGCACCGCGACCGGTTCGCGATGGCCCGAAAGAACGGCAAGGTCGTTGGCCCGTGGGTTGACCATTTCGAGTCGATGGCGCAGAAAACGATGCTGCTGCGTCTCATGCAGCTGATGCCGAAGTCGACCGAGATTCAGCGCGCCTTGGACAACGACGGCAGCGTGCGCGTGGATCTCGACGCGGACGCCATCGACCACCCGACCCACATCGAGGGCGAGGTGATCGGCGACCCGGTCGATGAGGTCGCCGACGCGCCAGCCGAGCGTGAGCAGGTCGTGGTATCCGACGCCGCGGCGACCGACGCCACCGAGGTGCAGATGGCGAGCAAGGAACAGCTTGCGCGCCTGGCCGAGATCCAGAAGGCCGAGAAGTACAGCGACGACGATTGGTTCCGGTACCTCGCCGACGTGGCCGGCGTGCAGGCCACCCGGGCCGAGGACATCACGTTCGCCGAGGCGGCGCGCGTGATCGAGGTGTTCGACGGGCCGGCCGCATGACCCGCTCGCCGAGCTACCACTACGCCGCTGCCGACGCGCTACTCGCCGAACTGGCTGAGTCGAAACCGGAGTCGTTCAAGTTCCCGTTCGTGCAGGCCAAGGTGCAGCGGGCGCAGATTCACGCGCTGCTCGCTAACTCGCCGTGGCACCCCGGCATCGACGCCGAAGCTGTCGAGGTCGTTGACGACGAGGGCCGGGTCGTGCGGCGCGACAACCCGCTCGACTGCCGCGAGTGCGGCGGCTCGTTCGACCGGTGCATCAGCCTGCCGCCCGGGCGCAAGTGCTGCCCAGACTGCCGGCACCACCTCGATACCCGGCCGCGCATCGAAACCCGCACGGCGAAAGGCGATCTGCTGTGACCCGCACGCGCACGCGTCGCAGCGCCAAGGCCGCCGGCGCGTGGTTCGAGCGCACCATCGCCGACTACCTCGCCGCCGCACTCGAAGACGACCGCATCGACAAGCGCGCGAAAACCGGTGCCCGCGACAAGGGCGACATCCTCGGCGTTCGCGCGCACGGGCAGCGCGTCGTCATCGAGTGCAAGAACACCGCGCGGCTCGCGCTGCCCGAGTGGACCAACGAGGCACACACCGAGGCCAACAACGACGACGCCCTCGTCGGCGTCGTCATCCACAAACGGCACGGCGTCGCCGCCCCGGGCCGGCAATGGGTCGCCATGACCGTTGACGATCTGCTGGCGCTCATCTCGGGCAGCCGGCACGGACACCGAACGGAGATTACCGAGTGAAACCCGTTGTGACCGTTTACACCAAGGATGACTGCCAGGGCTGCACGCTGACGAAAAAGCACCTCGAAAAGCTCGGCATCGCCTACACCGAGGTTCCCGTCGACAGCGACCCCGGCATCCGCGCGGCCATCGAGGAACTCGGCTACAGCACCGCGCCGGTGGTGTGCGCGTCGACCGACGAGGGCGAGCTGCACTGGGGCGGTTTCCGCTATGACCGGATCAAGGCACTCAAGGCGGTGGCATGAGCATCAACGCATCTGAGGATGGCCTCGAACCGCTCGGCGAGGTGCCCGCCATCGAACCCACGGCGTTCTCGCCGGTTCACGAGGTGACCTATTACCAGGCGCGCTGCACCGCGTGCGGCTACACCGAAACCGACTACGGCGAGTACTCCGCGTGCAGCGACCCGGGCAGCGTCATCGACGATGTCATCGAGCACTCCGGGTGGTTCGGCCGCTACGCGCCGACCGGCGAACACACCAACATCGGCGGCCGGTGGGTGCCGCACCGCGAACTCGTCGAACTGCTGTGCCGCGGTTGCCAGCACTGCGAGGTGTGCGGCACCACCCCGGCGTACTCGGTCGACGACGAGCACCTGGTGTGCGAAGCGCACGAGGACCACGAGTTCGGGGCCGCATCATGACCGCGACATACGAACAGGTGATCGCTGCCCTGCGAGCCGCCGAAGAACGTGAGACGAAAGCAGCACGCAAACGCCTCACGTTGTTCGCGCTCGAATCCGTCGCCACAGATGGGTTCCCTCGTGTGTCTGCGTACACAGTCGACGCTCTCGTTGGTCACGGGCTGATCGAACCAGTGTCGGGAGACAAGACGCCGCGCCATCGCCTCACCGCTGAGGGTCGGATCATGCTGCACGCCAACCCGGCCGAAACCGAACCGGCAGACGAGCTGGCGCTGCTCGGGAGCCTGTGATGAGGATCGGCGACCTATTCACCTGTGCTGACGTTGAGACTCGGCCGTGTGCGCATTGCGCTGCGCTTGCCGTGGATCTCGGCGACCGAACGGTGCATTTCGAGGTGGCCGACACCGGCGCCCGAACGGCATGGGTCGAGTGCTACTCGGTCGTGCGTGGGCGGCGCGGTGACCGACGCAAGTACACCGGCACCATAGCGGAGCTCGCAGCATGACCACCGCAGACTCGGTACCGAACTTAGAGCCATTAGCCAACTGCGCGGTACGTGACACCGTCCCAGTCCTCGGGCTGTTCGGCCGGTTTCACAGGCTCGATCGGAACATCGCCGAGGCTGAGCTTTTCGTAGAGGCCACCGGAACGGCAAACGTAGATCGCTTGAGCTTCCAGCCACAGGCACTCGTGAATCGCTTGAGTCAGTTCGGACCTACTTACGGTGGTGCGGTCGATGGGCGATTTATGGTCGGTGATTACAGATTTCTCGATCACGAGGACACCATTCGCCCCAGGTGTGATGCGCGCAGAGTGCGCACATTTGTCTCTGAGTTTCTTGACGCGGTTGAAAACCGCGCGGAACGAGCTAAGAGCAGCATCGCTATCGAGGTCTTGGGCGATCGCGAGGAACACCTCGGCCCGTTCTTCGTCGCTGATCCGTTTGATTGCCCGGTTCACAAAGAACTGGCTTGCAGCTGGTATCCGAACTTCGAGGAATTTCTTGGCTACCAGGTTGTCGAGGCATTCCTGCAGATGGGAGAACTCGCCGAGGAGCCGCATCAGAAGTTCGTGCATGGTCACCTCAGCGCGGACGTCGTCAGTCGTCATGGCGGAAACCGTACGTGCGTCCATGCATGGCGTGCGGCATTAATGCCCGAACCCACCGATGACTGTGCGCTGTGCGGCGACCCATATCACCCGGGTCAATGCCGCGTCGTGGTCGACACATGTCCCACTCCGACCGGACCGCTTGAAATCCAGTGCGGCTGCCCTGGCTACGAGCCACCCGTGGACGAGGACGACCAGTGACCGACCCAAAGATCCCGGACACTATTCAGCCGGCGCGAACTCATCGCGATGTAGCGGTGTCCCGACTGCGGCTGGCACCCGAAAACACAAGGCCACCATCCCGACTGCCCAACTAACAACGCTGTGGAGGGTTGACCGTGCGAATCCGATCCATCAAGCCCGAGTTCTGGCGCTCGGAGGACATCGCATCAATCGACATGACGGTCGTCTACGTCGGCCCGGTAGATGTGCGCGTGAATGAGATCGCCCCGTGCGGCTATCAGACCGAGTACGTCTACATGCTGTTCGACACCGACGACGACCTCGTCTACATCGGCCGGTCATTCCGGCCGGCAGATCGGTTCACCAAGCACCGCCGCAAACCCTGGTGGCCGACAGTCCTTAACGCCGTCATCGTCCGAGTCGCAGAACCGTCACAAGAGCGGCCGGACGCGGCCCGACTCGAGGCGTATGCCATCCGCGAGCTGCGGCCGTGGGCCAAAGCCGCGGTCCCAACGGTGAAGGGGATCCGCTGATGCCACGTATCCGAACGATCAAGCCAGAGTTCTTCCGGTCGCCGGACACGGCCCGTGTCAGCTTCCCGGTGCGTCTCTTCTACCAGGCGTTGTGGTGCTGGGCTGACGATTTCGGCATCGGCGAAACGAACATCTACGGGCTGCTCGGTTTTGCGTTCTGCGACGAGGACGGATTCACCGCGCAGGATTTGCGCCGATTTTGCGCCGATGTTGCGCAGCACTACGGCGTCATCTTCTACGAAGTGCGCGGGCGGCACTACTACGCCATCCCAAGCTGGCGCGAACACCAGAAGACCGAGACGCGCGAGGACCGCCGCAAGTACCCGCCGCCAGACCACCCCGACGCGGTGCCTGACCTGCGGTTTCACCCTCGCGCCGATTCTGCGCCGACTATCCGGCGCGAAACCGGCGCGGAATCGCGCGAAACCGTCGCTGGAACAGGGGAACAGGGGAACAGGGGAACAGGGGAAACCCCCCAAACCCCCCACGACGAACCGGCACCCGCCGCGCTGCCCACCCGGCGAACGGGTGCCGAGGTGGCCCGTGCCCGATTCGCCGCCATCCCGACCGAAAGCTCGGCGCTCGCCAAGCAGATCGCCCGCAGCTACAGCGACAGCCTCGACACCCCCATCGACGCGAAAACCCTCGGCGAGATCTCGACCCACCTCGACCGGTGCCTGCGCGCCGGCCAGACACCCGAAGCCATCGCCGCGGGCATCCAACTGTGGGGCGAGTCGGATTCGTTCGCGCCGAGCCAGATCCCGAAGTACGTCACCAAGGCTGCGGCGGCGCGTAGCCGCCGGGGCGTGGGGCGGCCGACGCTCAAGGCCGTCGCCACACACGAGGTCGCCGAACAACTCGCCGCGCAACTGGAGGCCCAGCAGTCATGACGCTCATCGTCGACGGCATCACGATCAACGCATCGCCCGACACCGTGCGGGCCATCGGCCAGGTACTCAAGCTCGCCGCGATCCTCGACGACCGCGTGACGCAGGCCGACGCGGCGCGCATCGCAGCCTGGTCCGAGCAAGTCGAGCGGCACAACCTCACCGAGTCGGATCTGCTCGACGGGCTGCAGGCGTACTACGACAGCCCGGCCGATCACGCCATCGGCATCGGTGACCTGATCCATCACGCGCGCACCGCCAAACGGGTTCGCGTCGACCGCGAGACAGCAGCCGAGCGTGAGGCCCGCCGGAAACAACTCGACCGCAAGGCCGCGCCCGAGGAAACCGCTGCCATCGCCGCGGCGGTCACCCTCGGCCCGGTCGAGCCGACCGACCGGCTCGAGGCTGCCAAGCAGCGGTTGCAGACGTGCGTCGACCGCGCGTCGGCCATCGCCGCGATCCGCGAGTACTTCGCCGCCAAGGCCGAGGCGCAGATTCGCGCCAGAAACACTCGAAACGGCGACTCGGCACCAGTGACCCTCGGAACGCCGGAAAACGCGCCAGCGGCGAGCACGGCCGCGGGAATCGGTGGTTTCGCATGAGCCTCGACCGCTACGAACTCGGCGAGTTGCTCGCCGTCGCGTGGAACGACGACATGGCCGCGCGATTCCCGAACTGCCCAGACCGACCCGAGCGACAGGAGAACCACCGGTGAACGCCGACAAGTCGAGCCGGACACTCACCGCCGGCCAACTCATCGCCCAACTGCTCAAGGTGCCCGCAGACACGCCCGTCGTGATGAGCCAAGAGGACGACCCGTTGGGCAACTACGGCGTTCGCCGCGTCGAGTTCACCGACATGCAGCGCGACCCGTGCTACGCCGACGGCCCGGGCGGCCGCGACTCGTGGCACCGCCCGCACGACAGCTATCGCGACTACGACCCGCCACAGGGCGTCGTGTTCCTCGGCGCCGAACGACCCTGGCAGCCAACCATCGACGGCGAGATCGCGCTACCCGAACTCGAAAGCGGTGACCACCGGTGAGCATGAACTTTCACCTGTCCCGCGCAGAGCAGGCCAAACTGCGAGAAAAACTCTGGTACGTGCCCGAACTCGCCGGGGATCTCGCTGTCACCATCGCCCGCCAGGCGCGCATCCAAAAGCCGAGCCTCGGCAAGCCGCGCCGCCAGCGGCCCGAGCCATGTGTGCCGTTCCACCTCGGCGCGTCCGAGGCCGCCGAAGAGCTGCACCGCTGCCTCACCGGATGGGTGCGGTTCGTGTGCGACGCCCGCCAGGTCGACTACACCGGCACCGACGACCTCGCATCGCTGGCGCGGTGGCTGCACCGCAACGTCGTCACCCTCGCGCTCATCGAGGGATCTGAACGGGCATACGTCGACATCGCGCACCGGGTCGACGAGTGCCGCCGCCAGATCGACCTACCACCCGAGGACGAGATCGTCATCGACCGTGCCCGGCTCGAACAGGCCAACCGGCAGATCGTCACCGCGGGCCAGGCCGAGAAGATCGCACGCAAGCTCGGCGACCTCGGCCGGCGGCTCACCACACAGCGCGTTCACTCGCTCAACCGGCGCGGTCATCTGCGGCCCGTCGACACCGATCCCGAGACCGGAACGAAGTTCTACCGGCTAGGCGATATTCTGCAAGCGCATATGAAATGCGCTCAGCGCCAACGGCGTTCGTGAGTTAGCCACCCCACCGGTGATACGCTGCCGCTAAGCGGCGACGTACGTCCTCCCGATTCGCACCGCCGCAGAAACGCCCCGAGGCCACCCACCCCTCGCCCGGGGCGTTTCTCATACCCAACAGCCGAACAGCCGAGGAACACACATGGCCATCAAGGTCGACGTCGAACCAATCATCAACCCCGAGAAAATCGCCCAGATGGTGCGCGAGGCCATCGCCGAGCAACTCGAACCGGAACTCAACCGCCACCGCCTCACGCGCTACCTCGACGACGCCGAGACCGCGCTGCGCGCCGGCAACCTCAAAGAGGCGCAGATCGCCGTCGAAGAGGCCCGCCGCGCGTGGATCTCACTGACCGCAACGAACCTCGGGCAACAGTCCGTCGTCGTGAACCTCGCAATCCAGCAGTAGCGATGCCGGTCAAACACCTACGCGTCTGCGCCCACTGCAACCAAATCCGCTACGCCGACTGCAGCATCGGCTGCCGCGCCCCGGCCGCCATCGACCCACAAAGCTGGCGACGCAACCTGCAACACGGCGCAGGCACCATCACACCGCCACTGTGCGGCCCGACCTGGTGCGGTTGCGGCAACTGCACACCAACAGGACCGACGACCTACAGCAGCGAGGCACCATGAGCCACACCGCCATCCAACAGGTCGCCCAAGCACTCGCCACCGGGCTGATCCACCCCGGCGACGAAAACACCCCACCCCGAGCAATCCCACTGCCCGGGTTCCGAACCACCGGAATGAGCGAAGAGCAGGCGCGCGAGTTAGTCGGTTCCTCCGCGCAGCTCTTCGCCGAGGCCATCGTGCGCGGCGTCATCGAGGCCGACCACGAGATCCTCACCAAGGCCGAGGCCAACGAATTACGCCAGGCCGCCGCCGACGCACCCGACGGCACACGCGTCATCACCGTCTACGACCGCGCCGACCATCAACGCAGCACCCCACTGCTCACCCTCACCATCGGCAAGTCCGACGAGGTGATCGTCGACGCCGCCCTACTCCGAAAGGCGTTCACGCAGTGAGCCACATTCGCGTCACCATCGACGGCAACACCATCATGGACGGCAACCCCGGCCAATGGGCAACCAAACCACCCGCCATCGCCGACCTCGAACTGCGAGCCACCAGCGGCAACCCCGAACCGTGGGTACAGATCCTCACCACGTTCGCCCGCGCCGCCGCCGCCGGCCGAGACGCCACCATCACCGCCACCACCGACACCAACGGATGGACACTCAACGTTGAGTACGGGGCCACGCCGTAAGGCCAAAACGTCGGCCCGCGGCTACGGCGCCGCACACCAACGCCTGCGCGAGCAATACCGACCACTCGTAGCGAGCGGACGCGCAACCTGCTGGCGCTGCGGCCAACCCATCTCCCCCACCGAGGCATGGGATCTCGGACACGACGACGACGACCGCAGCCGATACCGCGGCCCCGAACACGCACGCCGATGCAACCGCGCCGCAGCCGGACGCAAAGCAGCAGCCAACCGCCGCGCCGCAGCCGAGGCCGCGCAACCGCAGACCGACCGCACCCGACGCTGGTAACCCGCCAGCAAACACCCGCCCCGAGCCAGCAAACACCCCCGCCACCTGCGGCAACCCACCGCCCACCGCCCGCGAAAGTTAGCTGACGCGACATTTCCGCAGGTCAGCGGCCTGCGCGACATTGCAGGCCAGGGGGGAGGGGGGTCCGAATCGCCAGGGGCCGCCACCACTGACCCCGCCGCCTTGG